TAGATGTTCTGGGTCCAATTCAACATCAACAATCTCATCGCCGAGCATGAGTCGAACATAATCAAATAAATCTTTTTTTAGTATGTCAAGTGTTTCTGGATCTTGTTCAGCCATAATACTGGAATTCCTTGTCCAGTATTTATCGGGCAGACAACAATACTAAATTCTCGTTTCCTCTACCATTGAATTTAATTTCGGTGGCTTTGATGTTTTTAAACCACGTTCTTGACTTTGGCACACTACACTTCTTAAATTCAGCCAACTGTTCTTTGGGTTTGCGAAGTGTCTTTTGGCAACTTGCTTTGGGGTCAAATCCAACAATAGAAGACCCTTTTACTGTAAATGTCTTCATCATTGGGTCAGGTAACACATGAATTACCTTACGCTTCTTAGTATCATATAACCATGCTTCTGTTGCATCTATCAGTTTTGTTGGTGCGACACTTTTGATATTGAGTTCTGCGAATTCTTTCAAATACTTGAACTTAGCCACACGCTTTTCAGGGCTAATTGGCTTTTTCTTCCGTGGCGTTCGTGTGTTTTTCTTCAACTGAACATAACTGTTGCAGTCTGAAATAACTTGTTCAGCAAATTTAATCATATTACGAATATCAATTTTTCCGTAATTGCTATATCCCTCAGCAAGTTCTTCATCACTGCCACTTTGAACCGTCTGCAATTCACTCAAAACTTCCCGCCAATGATCCAAAATCAATGATATCTGTTGAGGAACAACATTGTGAGATTGCAAAACCTCGATAGGTTTATAGGTACCGCTCATTCTGGCACCATCTGCAATCATTTGATCAAATAGTCCTTCAATCTCGCCACCTGCTTCAAGTGCAATTTCTTTCAATCGATCTTGAATGTTGGGCTTCTTTTTTTCATCTGTTTCTTCTTCAATCTTTTTTTCTTTTTCTGCTTTTGCAGTGGTAATAACAGATTCTATAGCCTCTATCTCGTGACTGTTTAATTCAAACCCTCGTGTAGCCATTCTAGCCAACCATCCAGTTGCCAGAATAAAATTATCATTTGTCAAATTCCGGATGGATCGTGCATCTTGTTTTCGTTCATTTAGTTCAAGCCATTCAGTTAAACATTGTCGTGATTCTTTAACATCATGATTGTAATTGTACCAATTGAGTGCATCAATCACAGCCAAACGTCGTTCACTGTCCGTCTCAAACTCAACTTCCCATGTTGGTTCAACACCTACATGTTTAGTCTCGCCTGATCTTGGTTTTAATACACGCTTTGTTTTCTGGGCTGCTGCCATTTTATGTTCCTTTTGGATTCAAATATATATACGCTTGTCTATTGTGATGAAATTTATTTTTATTTACTTTATCTATTAACATTATCACTGACCAATGTTGCTGTCAACTTGATGCTAGACATATTTTAAACAGATACAAATTTATAAACACTAATTAAAGTTTTGGAGAACGCTCAATGAAAAAAATATATTATTCTTGGGATGACATTGAACGGCAATGTCAAAGTATTGTAAACCAAATCGCACGAGATTCATGGTTGCCAGATTATATTGTTGGAATCACGAGAGGTGGCAATGTCCCTGCTACTGCAATTTCACATATGTTAAATGTCCGCTGCGAAGCATTAAAAGTTGCACTTCGTAACGGCAATGATTGTGAATCAAATCTCTGGATGGCGGAAGATGCATTTGGAGTAATATATGATGAAAACAATCATAACCGTCCAGATGATAGTGCTAGAAAAAACATTCTGATTATTGATGATATAAACGATACTGGTGATACGTTAAATTGGATTCAACAGGATTGGAAAAAATCTTGTTTCCCTAATGAAGAATACGCGTGGAACAGCGTTTGGAAAAATAATGTTCGCTTTGCTACACTTGTGCATAATACACCAAGTGTTTTTAATGCACTTTCTTATTATGCCACGGAAATAAACAAATCAGCAGATCCCTCTTGGATTGTGTTTCCGTGGGAATGCGTGGGTGAGTACCGCTGTTAAACTGTTTACTTACCAATAGTTTTTGATTCAAAGACCCGGGTATGAGTATCCGAACAACGAACAAAGGTAGCACACTTTGGAAGGTGTTTTAATTTTTCAGCACCAGCATACGTACAAGCCGACCTTATGCCACCAAGAATTTCCTGTACAACTTTTTTGACATCGCCTTTATAATCTACAAGAACTGTTCTACCCTCAGAAGAGCGGTAATCTTTAAGACCACCGAAGTGTTTGTCATTGGCAGTTTCTGAACTCATACCATAAAACTTAACAAACTTTCGTTCTTCAACCTTATGTCCAGTCCATGTCCATTCAGTTTGCCCATCTGCTAGAGTCCGCTGTTTCGCATCTAGTTCGCCAGTTTCAAAAAGACGGGTAATGACTTCGCCGCCACCTTGATCCGTACCTGCAAGCATCCCACCCAGCATTACAAAATCAGCACCTGCTGCAAAGGCTTTGGCAACATCTCCTGACGAAGTACAGCCACCATCAGCGATAATATGTCCACCTAAACCGTGTGCTGCGTCTGCACATTCGATAACAGCACTTAGTTGCGGATAGCCCACACCAGTTTGAATTCGGGTGGTGCAAACTGAACCGGGACCAATTCCTACTTTTACAATGTCAACACCATTAAGAATGAGTTCTTCGGTCATTTCACCAGTGACTACATTGCCCGCGATAATAACAACATGTGGGAATTGATTCCTAAAGTCTTTTACGAAATCAACAAAACGTTCAGAATATCCATTGGCTACATCTATGCACACATACTTTATATCTGTCTGCAGTCTGTCATACACTGCTTCAAAATGTATAAGGTCTTGGTCAGAAATGCCAATTGACACTGCTACATAGTCAGTAAGATAATCAGGACCGTTGTCAAAGAATTCAACTAATGCTTCTTCTGAATGAGTTTTTACAAGACAAGAAAATAATCCCATACTGGCTAGTTTTTCAGCAACAGCCATCGTACCTACCCCGTCCATATTAGACGCCATGATAGGAATGCCCCGGTAATGATATTCTTCCCAACTATTATGTTCAAATGCTGCTTCATAGTTTCTAAATGCGAACTTGCGTTCAAGTTCAACATTTTTCCTTGAACCCAACGTCGACCGTTTAGGCCGAATTAAAACATCAGAATAATCTAATTTGAGATCATTTTCCAAACGCATTGTGTGTATTTCCTCTTATTTCACGAACCAGAATATATAGCCAAATATTCTGTGTAAGCAGATTTATTCTATATTAAACATTATCACTCCTGATATGAGTTGTCAACTTGACGCTAAATACATTCAATGCCACGTTTATCGCTATATCGCCCAAATCGTACAAACGATTACAAATTCATTGACCGCCGTGCATCAGAGATGTACACAATAGGTGGTGCTGACTTATATCTTCACAAATATCTTGGTCCAAGTCAGAAAGAAGAATCTAATGACGCTACCCAACCTGCGTATAACGAGGCTGATCCAAGTTTTATCGAAGATGTCTTGCTATTAGAAAACCGAGACCGTGAATACGATCCAGACATCTATGTAATGCGGGGCGTGTATAATATACAAGATATAGATTTTGATCTTAGTCAGTTTGGCTTATTTCTGAATAATGACACACTTTTTATTACATTTCATTATAATAATATGATTGATACGCTCGGCAGAAAAATTATGGCTGGTGATGTCCTAGAAGCACCAAATTTGCGAGACTACCATCCACTTGATCCCAGTGGTGCCAAAGCACTGCCTAGATATTATGTTGTTCAAGATGCTGCATTCGCAGCCGAAGGTTTCTCACCAACGTGGCAACCACATCTGTGGCGTATAAAAGCGGTGCCAATGACCGGAAGCCAAGAATATAATGACATATTAAAAGAACCATTCGAACAAGATAATCAGTGGGATTCACAAAATTTTTATCCAGAAGGAAGCATTGTGGTGGACGGTGATACGTATTATCAAGCAAGCCAAGATGTTCCATCGGGAACTGAAATCGGCGATTCTGCATACTGGACAGAATATACCCCAGATACACTAAGTGAAAATATCACCACACTGTCTAAAGATTTGCAATTTAATCAGCAAATATTACAACAAGCCGAAGAAGAAGTGCCACTAAGTGGCTATGATACAACTAAATTTTATATTGTAGCCACCGATGATGAAGGACGCCCCGCTTCCCAAGAGGATTTACAGACTGATGATAGTACTATTGCCGTAGAAAAAACCACACCAAAATCAAATGGTTATACAATGGGCTATCTGACGGGTGACGGAATTCCACCAAATGGATTGCCAGTTACTCCGGGCACTTCGTTTCCTAATAACCCTAGTGAAGGTGATTATGCGTTACGATTAGATTACTTTCCAAACCGATTGTTTAGATATAGTGGTTCGCGGTGGGTTAAAGTAGAAGACAATATTCGCACAGACCTCACACCGGGTGCCAACAATGAATCACTCTATAGTGG